ACTGCGATCCTATCGCGGTTTTTGCGCGTCCATCATTCCAGAACTGCAGCCTACCCACCAAAGAAGAGCTAACTCCCATTGAGAAAAACTGGGTCACACTCAAAACCGTAGACCCCGAGAACTCCACACCTCCGCCGACCAAGTTTGCCGAACGGCTGCTAAAATCCCAACTCGATCAATTTGCTTTTCAGATGCCTGCTTCCAAAGAGGCGTGGCAAAACTTCTGTATGTACAAGTATTTTGAGTTGGCGAATGATGCTGACCCGAAGATCAGCAAACCTGCATTAGACTCTCTGGCAAAAACCAGCATTGTGGGGCTCCATGAGGAGCGGCAAGAAATCAATATCAACACCAAGAGCACCATAGAACTGCAGAGTGAAGCGCTCATGCTCCTACGGAGCATCGCAAAAAGAGGTGAAGAGAAGGTTATAGAGGGGGAGGTGCTGTGACCGAGAATGAAGGGATCACACCAGAACTTGTACAAGTGGCACTACAAAAGGCTACACACGAAGAAAAGTCAAAATTACAGGCGCTGCTTGAAGCGCTCGAAGAACGTAAAACACGTGAAGCCGCGCAGGAAGACTTTCTCACATTCGCTAAAACCCAATGGTCTGATTTTATTGAAGGATCACACCATAGAAGGATTGCAAAACTGTTCAATGAGATAGCCGAAGGGAAAAAGAAGCGAATCATTATCAACCTCGCCCCTCGACATACAAAATCGGAGTTTGCCTCGTATCTGTTCCCAGCGTGGTTCTTGGGTAAGTTTCCCAATAAAAAAGTCATGCAAGTATCGAATACAGGTGAGTTGGCTGAGGGCTTTGGTCGTAAGGTGCGAAATTTGCTAGACACCGAGGATTACAGAAAAATCTTCCCCGATGTAGAGCTACGAGCCGACTCCAAGGCGGCGGGGCGCTGGGACACAAACCATAACGGTACGTACTACGCTTGTGGTATTGGTGCGGCCCTAGCGGGCCGAGGCGCGGACATTGCGATTATTGACGATCCACATACGGAAGCAGAAGCGCTGTCTGCTGTTTTCAATCCCGGCATCTACGACAAAGTTTACGACTGGTATACATCGGGGGTTCGTCAGCGTCTTCAGCCGGGAGGAGCCCTAATCATCGTACAAACTCGCTGGTCCATGCGAGACCTGACAGGGCAGATCGTTGAGAATGCCGCTAAGAACGAGAAAACCGATCAGTGGGAAGTGTTTGAGTTTCCCGCCATTCTTCCGAGTGGCAACCCATTATGGCCCGAGTACTGGTCAAAAGAAGAGCTAGAAGCCATCCGTGCAGAGATTCCATCCGGCAAGTGGAACGCGCAGTACCAACAGAATCCGACCAGCGACGAGACCGCCATCATAAAGCGGGAGTACTGGCAGATATGGAAAGAGAAGGAGCCACCGAAGGTGGAGTACACACTGATGAGCTTTGACTGCGCCTTTGAAGCCAAACAGAGTGCTGACTATTCCGCGATGACGTTGTGGGGTGTATGGGAGAACCCCGAGGACAATTACAATCAGCACATCATTCTTCTGGATGCGTGGAGAGACAAGCTGGAGTTTCCTTCCCTGAAGGCTAAAGCCTTAGAATTGTATCGTGAGCATGAGCCAGATAGCGTCATCATAGAAAAGAAGGCATCAGGTGCGCCACTCATTTATGAGTTCAGGGCTATGGGTATACCCGTGCAAGAATACTCTCCCTCAAGAAAAGCAGCGAATGTTAAGAACGATAAGATTGCGCGACTAAACGCGATTGCTGACATATTTGCCTCTAAAAAGGTCTGGGCTCCAGACCGGCGCTGGGCAGAGGACGTGGTTGAAGAGGTTGCTTCCTTTCCCGCAGGGCGGCACGATGACTACGTTGACACACTTAGCCAAGCATTGTCAAGAATTAGAAAGGGAGGTATGGTTCGTACACAACATGACGAGGAGGACGACGATGTTAGTTTTAGATATTCGCGTAAAGCCGCGTACTACTAAGGAGGAGAGAATATGGTAGCCGGTATAGTGGAAGCGATGGCGGGGCAGGTAGAAAGAGCGCTTAAGCAACAGGAGGAGGAGAAGATGATACACGCAGAAATACCAAGAATATACGCAGCATGGGAGCAGTACATCAAAGAAGAGTACGCCGATGCAGAGAACGAATTAGTAAAAGAAACAGAAAAAAGAGAAAGTGCAGAGAAAAAAGCTAACGACTACCAAGTAGGTGGGTCACACTACAAAGACAAACGAGTGCAGCCGTGGGATGTGATCGACACTCTGCCTCATGCACAGGCTATCGGCTTTTACAAAGGCAATGCGATCAAGTATATAATGAGGGCTGGAGATAAAGGCCCAGCAAAGGAAGACTACGAAAAGGCCAAACATTATCTTGAGAAGCTCCTCGAAATTCTCTAACTCACCACCGCAGGCACCCAAATGGCAATTCTTCCTCTGAGTAACGTAGATAAGGCGATGATTCCGCAGTCTCCTCTGATGCAGGAAGAGGATGATAGCCCCATTGAGATTGTTATTGGTGATCCAGAGGGAGAGTTGGTGGATGAGATCACTCTTGAAATAGAGGAAGAGCCTTCGTTTGATGCCAACCTTGCCGAGTACATTGAGGGGAGTGAGTTAGCTTCCCTCGCTGCTGATTTGTTGGATGACTTCGATAATGACAAGAACGCTCGTAGAGAGTGGGAAGAGACCTATGTAGATGGGCTCGACTTGTTGGGTCTGAAGATCGAAGAACGTACTGAGCCGTGGAACGGTGCATGCGGTGTATACCATCCGATGTTGACTGAAGCCGCTATTAAATTCCAAGCGGAGATGATTGCAGAAACCTTCCCGGCACAAGGTCCGGTAAAAACCAAGATCATGGGGAAGGAAACGCGAGAGAATGAGGAGGCCGCTGTCCGTGTGGCAGAGGATATGAACTACCAGCTGACTGAAAAGATGCAGGAGTTTCGTCCAGAGCACGAAAAGATGCTGTGGAGTCTCTCTTTAGCTGGTGCTGCGTTCAAAAAGGTCTACTTCGACCCCTCCCTCAATAGGCAGGTGAGTATGTTTGTACCCGCTGAAGACCTCTATATTCCCTATGGAGCCAGCGATGCGCGTACCGCACCGAGAGTCACGCACCTCATGCGTAAAACACCAAATGAGGTGAAAAAGCTGCAGTATGCAGGGTTCTATAGAGACATTGAGCTCAGTGAGCCCAGCAAGGACATAGATGAGATTCAGAAGCGCAAGGATGATGCTGAAGGTTTCAGTGCAATCAACGATGACAGATACAGAATCCTAGAGATACATACGGAATTAGACATTCCGGGGTATGAGGATGTAGATGATGAGACGGGTGAACCCACAGGTATAGCCCTCCCTTATGTGGTTACGATAGAGAAAAGCAGCCAAGAAATCCTCGCTGTTCGACGTAATTGGGATGAATTTGACCCTCTGAAACGGGCTAAACAGCATTTCGTGCAATACACGTACATTCCCGGCTTTGGAGCCTATGGCTATGGTCTGATTCATCTGGTGGGCGGGTTTGCCAAGAGTGCTACGAGTATCGTAAGGCAGTTGATTGACGCGGGTACGCTGTCCAATCTTCCCGGAGGGCTCAAGACCAAAGGTATGCGTATAAAAGGAGATGACACTCCGATTATGCCGGGGGAATGGCGCGATGTGGACGTGGCAAGCGCCACGATCCGAGACAATATCATGCCTCTTCCTTATAAAGAGCCCAGTGCAACGCTCTTTCAACTCCTTCAAAATGTGGTGGATGAAGGGCGCAGGCTGGCGGCGGTAGCCGATGTAAAGTTTGATGCGATGGGGGGTGAAGCGCCGGTAGGTACTACCCTAGCTATTTTGGAACGGACGCTCAAGGTTATGTCTGCGGTGCAGGCGCGGGTCCATTATGCGATGGCGCAAGAGTTCAAGCTGATTGCTCACCTTATTAAAGAGTACACAGCCCCTGAATACGACTACATGCCTGAGTACAACGTAGGGCCGGAAGCTAAAAAGTCCGACTACGATATGGTAGAGGTGCTACCTGTTTCTGATCCCAATGCCGCAACGATGGCTCAGAGGATTATTCAGTATCAGGCGGCTATTCAGCTAGCTCAGCAGTCTCCGCAAATTTATGACCTGCCCGTTTTACACCGCCAGATGTTGGAGGTGATGGGTATCAAGGACGCAGATAAGATCGTCAAAACGGAAGATGACTTGGTGTCTACCGACCCAGTGTCGGAGAATATGGACATTATGAATCAGAAGCCCGTAAAAGCCTTTATTGAGCAGGATCACGCGGCACATCTAGCCGTACACCAGTCAGCCATACAAGACCCCAAGATTGCGCAAGCAATGGGACAGAACCCGAACGCGCAGGCGATCATGCAGGCGGCACAAGCCCATATTATGGAGCATTTAGCGTTCCAGTATCGTCGTGAAGTAGAAGCGCAACTAGGTATGCCTCTGCCTGATCCAGAGCAAAAGCTTGATCCAGAAGCCGAAAGACAGCTAAGCGTCATCTCTGCGCAGGCAGCGACGCAGGCGCTACAAAGAAATCAGGCGGAAACACAGGCGCAGATTGCTCAACAACAGCAGCAAGACCCGATTGTTCAGATGCAGATGCAGGAGCTTCAACTTAAGCAGCAGGAAATCCAGCAGAAGTACGAGATTGAGATGGCTAAATTGCAGAACGAGATGCAGATTGCCATGATGAACAATGAAAACAAGCTGATGATTCAAGGAGAAAAGGATAAGACCTCCACCACCCAGAAAAACATCGACGTAGGACTCAAAGTAGCCGAGAAACTCTACGGGGTAGGGGAAAAGGCCGAGGAAAGAGAATACAACACGGGCGAGAAGGAAAAGGATAGAGCATTTAATACGTTTCAGGGAGAGAACAAATCACAGCAACCACCGAAGGCTAAAAAATGAACGTAGTAGACATAGTACTCAAGGAGCTAGAAGAAGCTATCGATACGCGCAAGAACGCTCTCGTTAGAGGGCATATCAAGGACTATGCTGAGTATCAGCATCTCGTAGGGGTGATTACGGGTCTAACCTCCGCGAGTGATCGACTGAAAGACCTGCTTAAATACGAAGAGGCTAACTAATGGAAAACGCCGCACTTTCTGCAGCTAACATTGACGTAGACAAAACAAAGGAAACAAGTGACAAACTGGCAGCGCAATTACCAGACCCTGTGGGGTATAAAATCCTCGTCGTCAAGCCCGAAATCGAAGAGAAGACAGAAGGGGGCATTGTTAAACCTAAAGAGTTTATTCGCCGGGAAGAAGCGGGAGCCGTAGTAGGATTTGTGTTGAAGGTAGGCGATATGGCGTACAAGGATGAAGCAAAATTTCCTACAGGTCCGTGGTGTAAGGAAGGCGATTTTGTTTTGCTAGGCGCTTACGCCGGTAGCCGTTTCTCCGTGAATGGGAAAGAGTTCGTCATGGTGAACGACGACATGGTACAGGCGGTAGTGTCTGACCCGAGAGGAATTAACCGCGCTTATTAAACTTGAGGAATAACTCATGCAAACAGAAAAGATTGGTGATGATTTGGAAGTCGGTGCGGAATTGCCCGAGGTAGAAATTGAAGTCGTAGACGATACGCCTGAAGAAGACCAAGGCCGAGAACCATTAAAGGCGACAGATGATGAGGCTCATGAAGACGAGATCGAAAATTACTCGGAGAAGGTTAAGAAGCGCATTAACCAGCTGAATCATAAGATTCATGATGAGCGAAGAGCGAAAGAAGCGCTGGCAAGACAGAATGAAGAGGCGGTGCGCCTCGCTAGAACGGTGTATGGAGAGTATGAGCGTCTAAAACAGACGCTATCTTGGGGTCAGCAGGAGTATGCCCGCGAGTCTCAAAGTAAGCTTGAGTATGCGCAAAAGCTAGCAGAAGATAAATACCGTAAAGCCTATGAAACCGGCGATACGGATGGTGTACTGGAAGCACAACGCGAGTTGAATGAGGCGGCTATACAGAAAGCGCAGCTTCAGAATCAAATTGCAGCGGCAGTGCAACAAAATACTAGACAAAACGAAAATAGTCCTGTATATAGTCAACCTGAACAGCAGCAATATGAGCAGCCCGCACCGGCACCTCGTGATTATCGCGCAGAAGACTGGGCATCACGCAACCCTTGGTTCGGCAAAGATGAGGAAATGACCTCATTCGCGTATGGCCTGCATCAGAAGCTGGTAAACAACGGTATTGATCCGACTTCCGATGAGTATTATCAGAAGATCGACAGCCGCATCAGGGAAGTTTTCCCGCAAAACTTTACAAAGTCACGCAAATCGTCAACCGTGGCACCCGCCTCCAGAAGCACTGGAAGCAGGAAAGTGACGCTAACCGCCAGTCAAGTGGCAATCGCAAAACGCCTTGGTGTACCGTTAGAAACTTACGCTAAGTATGCAGCAAAGGAGATGAATAATGGCTAATCCAG